CGGGTATCGGCACTATATGCTGTGATTTCGGTTTCAGTTCGAAGGTTGCTTGCTATGCTGAGCAGTCAGCGAGCATGCCCAATAACATTGTTGGTATCGCAGGAAGGCTGCTCCCGCAAGTCCATGTGGATGGCGACGTTAGGAAAGTGTTTGCGGAATTTTGTGAGGCGCTTGTGGAGCGTGAGTTCTACGGTGAAACCTTGCCGCTACGCGAATACCTGGGCCAGGATGCGTTTGATGAGTGGCTGGCTAAATCAGCGTACACCAAGCATTTCAAGAAAAAGCTTTACGACATTCGGGATACACGCCCGTATCTGGGTGATTTGTGCGCGAGCAAACACAGCATCACCAAATTAGAGCCGAAGTATTGGGTGACGTCATCGTTTGTCAAGACCGGCGAAAGGCATTCGGATGTCAAATTAGCCAGGAACATCAACGCAAGATGCGAAGAGACACGTGTGATAATGGGACCGTTTATGTCCGCCCTGACTGGGTTGGTCCTAAAGCGCGAACCATTTGTTTGCGGCATGACACTCCAGGGACGCTCAGACTATCTACGCATGGCCTTGGCCGGCGTTCCTGCGGGGCAACCGATTTTGTCAGCCGATGCTAGTCGATTCGAGAGGAGCATTACCGAAGAGTTGATGCGGGCTTGTGAAGTACCATTATACCGCCGATTCGCAGCGGGGCATGATATAGAGTCCCAGATCCATGATTTTGTTAAAATGATAACTGGTCCGCAGAAGATGCGCTTTGCGGCGATGATGCTGGAGTTGGCCAAAACCATGCGCATGAGCGGGGAATTGGTCACATCACTTGGAAACAACTGGCTGATGTATTGTCTATTTTGCTTTCTGATCTATTGCGCCGCAAACAGGGGGAAAATAAGCAACATCGAAACACACAAGTTCGTCGGATTCGAAGCGTACGACGTCTTGCGTCAAATGGTTGTCTTGATAGTCAACGGCGATGACACCATCGTCTCATCACCTGTGGAGTTGCAAGTTTCGCGGGTGACCGGAATGTTGGGGTTGTCGATTAAGGAGGACGTCGTGGACGAGATCGACAAAGTTTCGTTTTGTCAAACGACCACCATTGCATGCGACAATAGAGTATATACGATACCGTCCGTTTTGAAAATTTTGTTGAACGCCACTCACATCGGACGGCAATATGCGGGGCACAGGCTTTCGAAGAAACTAGGTGTTGTGAAGGCCAAAATGCTTTCGTACTGGTTCGACTACGGTCGCTTGCCAGTGTTGAGCGCATTTTTCAGTGCGGGACTAGCTAAGTTGTCAGGTGTCAGCACAAGGTTCTTAGCCAATGACCACGTGGATAGGCGTGAGTTGGAGATGTGGGTGTCCAAAGGGTTTGATAAGACCGGGCGCCAAGAGTGGTCTATGGACACGAAATATACCAGCCCAAGCGATGAGCTGCGCTTGGCCTTTGAGCGACAAACAGGAATCACGTATGAAGAACAGTTGGAGATGGAGGCGTCCTTCTTCGTGGGTGTGTTCCCTGATGACGCGTTGATGCGCCACTACCCCAAGCAGCTGTTGACGTTCATGGACCGGCTTCGTAGTGATGCCCCAATCCACGAGTGGGACCCAGAAGCCGATAAGTTTTTTGGACCAGGGCACCTTGACGAGAAGTTCACCAGGAAGCGGCTGCCGAACATGTCCAGAATGCTAGACACTGATCGAGTTGCCTCTCTACCAGAGCGAAAACCGCCGTTGGTCAGTGATTATTTGCCTGACCCTAGAGCTTTGCCAAGCTCCCGCGACAACACACATCACCCGAAAACGTCGCGGTGGCGGCGTGCTGTCAGTGTTCCGGCACTGATAGCTTGGTTGGCCGTTCTGGCCATGCTGGGGGTCCCCAACCCTGCAGGCGCATCGTATGGTCCTACGCACGGTTTTACTCCAGTACCGCTGTTGGACGCCCTTTACGCCTGTGGCTCGCCTACGCCCAGAGGACTGATGTCGTGGCAAACAAACTGGGAAATATCGTTGGCTTTTAGTCCATGGCCTCCTGATTATCAAACATTGACTGCGAAAAATTCTACACGAACAACAATTACAAAGCAAGTGAATCGCGCTACAGCGACACCCAAGCCGGCGGCGCCGGCAACCAAGCGCATTGCGACTGTCGAGAGACCCGCACCAAAACCAAAACCGCAGGCGCCGCGTCAGCCCAAGACGAGCACGAGGGATTTGAAGATCGCCGAAGTGCGTGCCGCTGAGCGCGTGTTGGAGCGTCAGAGGCTGAACAGCATGAAACCGGCGAAACAGCAGCTTCAACCGAGAGGACCTAGGGTCCCCGGGAAAGCCAAAGCCGTGGTGGCCATGCTGTGTTTGCCGTCAGAGGCCCCCGCACTCGGATATTCTGATATCTACAACATCACACCCACCGCCATCGCCACAATCTCACCCAAAGCCAAACCTTTGACTTTTGCCCCCACGGTCGGGGGCACGGTGAAGCCATATGGCCCAGTTGCTGCGAACCAGGTCGTTGTTATTCTGACCCGTCAATTGCAGGCTGGTGTTATTGCCTACCGTGTGCCGGACGACCCGTTGTACATGTATCAACAGCAATTCAAATTTTCAAACTGGGATGAAGCCACTGGCTACAGCATCAATGATTATTTGTTGCTGACACCCCAGGACCAGACTGCTGTGAGATTTGGAGAAGAGTCGAGTGGTTTCCCACTGATATATGCCGATCCGGTCCGGAATTTCGGGCCAGGGAATCAGTACACAGGGGCGATTTTCCACACCGGCTTGGCTCAAGTGGCTGTGTCGACGACAAAAATGTGGGATCCGATTGGTGACCACAACTATGCATGCACGATGGATGGGCTGCCCAATCAAGCGCGTGGCATCTATTTGGAGCCGGGGCAGTTGGTCATCGACTCTGTGTGCCCGTTTGTCACCGGCGGTGCCACTAACACACAGACGATCACACTCGATTACTTTGACGGAGAGACCTACAATGTTAAAATCGCGACGTTGGATTGCTATTGCAATGCGTCTAACGTCCACACCATTTCCTTTGCGCTTTTGTCGAACGCGGGCTACTACTTTTTCCGGATGGATGGCCAGGATACTTACAATGCGACCACAACTGGATTTGTCAACCCCATGCAATTGCGGTTCTACCACACCGCTGGCATCCAAAATCCCGCAAGCAGCGGTTTCATCGCTGCCAACATGTGCACGTATGCCCATATCCCCGTCCAGGATTTCACCTTGAACTCGTCGTCAATCTCCTCGCAGGCTATCATAGCTGCAGGCATGTTGATGAGCAACCCACAGAACGAG